TTATAACCTTTTTTCTAATCCATTGCTCTTATACTCTTTTTCTTCTTTCAATTTATAGTTAATGTGATCTATTATCATACTTTCTATAATTTTCAGTAACTCTCTACCTTGTTCCTCAGTAGATGAGACGATGGTGACATTTGCATATTTTAAATGGTTAGTATTACTCATTACTTTTACCTTCTTGTTTTAACTTTCTTTCTTCTTCTATTAAATTCTTGTAACAATTCATCATCATTAATTCAGCAACGTTTAAAAATTCTTCATATTTCTCTTTTCTGTAATCTTCATCATATTTATCACTAATTATAATTCTTGCAGATTTAAGTCGATTAATTTTCCCCACTGTTGTTTTCTATCTCCTCTTCTGTTTCTTTCTTTTCTCTTTCGGGTCTACGATTGATGTAATCCATCATCATAATTCCTATTATATCTAGGATTTCTTTTCTTCTTTCTTCAGTTGGTTCTAATACAGTTATCTTTCCTATTTTCAATTTATTAGTTTTTCCCATGATGTACTTACCTCCTGTTGTTGAATTCAAGTATCAAGAATAAATCGCACCTAAATATTTGTCAAATGATGGATTTTTTGGCATTTATAATTAATTTACTTTTATTTAACGTCATAATAGGCTTTCAAAGCATTTATAATCTCTTTTTAATAACTTTATCTTTCAAAACTGGTTGAAATTACATGAAAATAGAGTGTTTTTTGTGGAAAATGGCTATATAGATGTAGTTTTATAATTAATTTACTTTTAACTGAAAAAGAACAGCCCAATTTGAGCTGCACTAGAAGTAACTTTTTATAAAATCTTGTATGTCCTTTGCCTGATATACACCTAAATTACCTGTATCAATGTTGTATCGTGTCTCAGAAAGAATTAGAATAAAAGGAAATTGTTCAGTAAACCTTTTCCACTCCTTACTGTCATAATAAGCCTGATAACGGTCTATCTTTGCTTGCATTACTTTTAAGGTGTATCTGTTTCTTTGTAATTCAATAAACATAGGCGCACCATTCCATACAACATAGATATCTGGTTCAATTGTTCCTTTAGCACCTAATTTCATTTCAACTTCAAATATCGATGGTCTAGTAAATTGAGATAAATCAAGATAAGTTTGTGTGATAGCTTTGAAATGAGGAATTTTAGTACTGTTAAGCTTCATATTAGTTTCATTATGGAAATAATTATAGGGACGAGTAGTACGTTCTACTTTAACTAGTCCTTTAGTGGTTAGCCTATTCATAATACGATTACACGTAGTTATAGGCTGCTTTTGTTCTTGAAAATGTAGCTGAATTAATTGATCTCTATCTAGTACATAGAACTTCTTAAGATTCTTCAATATCTCCTGATCTCTATGGTTCATTTGCGTATTCCTCCAATAGTCGGTAATTGAGCAATATCAGGTGCTATTAAATTCTCTAAAGGTTCTACTGCTACCTCAATATCATTGTTTTCGTCTGGTACTAATTCTATCTTATAAGGATCAAGTAACTTCTTGGCTTCTCTCTTATCGAGGAAAGGAACTTGAATGAGTTTTTCTTCTCCATTTATAGATAAAGCCATTCTTCCCGCGACAGTAATATCCTTACTACTTTTAAGCCCAGCTATTTTAGCATTTACTTCATTTGATTGTTTGCCTGAAATGCGACCATTCATATTATTTAGCAATTGACCACCTAACTCTTTAGCTGCCGAACGCTGCATAGCAAGAATTAAATGAATTGAAGCACTACGACCTAGACAAGATATGTTGGTTAATATCTTCATGATTTTATCATTATCTGTTAACAAAAATACCTCATCGATGACTATCATTATAATTGGCAACTTCTCCTCTAACTCTGACACATGTTCTACATCATATTGATCAAGAAGTTTACTTCTGCGTTTCATTTCTGTTTCTATAGCACGTAATTCAGCTAACAAAGGCTTCTGTTCCATATGAATACATTTAACATGAGGAATATTTCTGAATATCCCAAACTCACTATTCTTTAAGTCTGACATTATAAATTGGATTTCGTCAGGTGTTTTATTAAAAATTAATGAACAAATCATTGAGCGGAAAAAGCTGCTTTTACCCGTGCCAGTACTACCTGTGAGCATGATATGATGCAATTCTTTTAAGTCCAACACGTTTAAGACATTCTGATTATCATACCCTGTAACAATTGGAACTAAAGCTTTCTCCATACAAGGCTCAATCTTTTTGAAATCATAATTAACCTTAGTTGGCATTGCTTTTGAATACACAGATAAGATAAATCTCTTGTATTTGCCTGACAGCTCTATGTTTTCTCCAAATGTCTGTTTAAACAGCCATATATTATTAAGGACTAACTCTGGATTCATGCCGTTTTTCAATGTAAAAACAAATCTATAATTTTTCTTCTTTAAGTCTATATCGATATTATGAATTGTTGGATAATATTCGTTTCGATGAGAGCCATGTTTGACAGTTTTAACTATGCCTCCATCTTTGAAACATTTCATGAGTTTACCTCTCCACTTCATTTTATGCCATTTAGTTTGTAGCCACTCCATTACATCCACCCCACTAATGGTAAATGAGTTAAAACGTAAACAAGACTACCTATGGTTAAAAGAGGAAACAAAATATGAACGACACTTTGAATTACCATAGCAATATCAATATTACCTTGACGAATTAAGAACTTTTCAATTAGAGCTAGACCTAGAATACTCCCACCAATGATACAAACTGTAGGATCGAAGAGTACAACTGGGTTAATGTACAAGGAGTAAGCTCTCGTAGGCTTCTTTTCCCGTACAGCCTTCTGATAACTTCTATCCATGAAATCGGAAAAGCTGATAGTGTGTACACATTTCATAAGTTCATACCTCCATCAAAATCTTTTAAATTATTTTTGATTCTCATGTATAAATTTTTTAGATATGGGCATTGGTCGCTTTCATTCGTTTCGCTCCCTCACTCCTAACAAATCCTGTAAAACTTGATAAATCAACATAAAAACAAACGACTGATATATTAGTGCTGATATAGTAGATGATATGGTAGGTGGTATAGTAAACCTTTTAATATAATGTATTAGATAGACTCGTCTGACTTAACTTGTCTTTCAAAATATTATTGAATTTTTTTTCAAAAATGATGGCAAAGGTATTTTGTTAAATTTGAAGAATAGTTGTACTAGGTGATGAAAATGCGGAGTAAAATTGGTGAAATTATAGACAAGCAAGGGTACAAAAAGAAATATGTAGCTGAGATAATGGACATTACTCAAAGTCAATTAAGTAACTGGATCAGTGGGAGAGCTTATCCTCCAATGGACAAAGCATTTAGATTGGCTAAAGTATTAAACGTTAAAGTGGATGATTTGTATGAGGAAATTGAGGAATAAATAAACCCCACTCAAACGATGAGTGGGGTAATAACTTTAATTATGTATTCAATTTGAAATTGTACTCTTATTTCAAACTCTTTCTTAGAAAAGAACAATTCATTTATAATTATTGTACAACTACCCACACTTATGAATTAATCTATTTGTGCTAATACCTCTTTATAGAGTAACTCTGCTGGAAAAAAAACCATTCTTCCAGTGGGAAGTTTAAAATAATGTTCGCACTCTTCTTCATCTTCATCAACAAACTCAATTGAATCCCAATCTTCAAAAGTTAAGGTAAAGAGGAAGCATTTATCTATTGCATCCATTTCTTCCTCTTTAAAGCCTAATTCATCAATGACAAGGGTTTTCTTCATTAGTTCATTCATTTGATACATCACCTTCCTTTTATTTTTTAGTATATCAAATTAAAACTCCGTTGCCCTTTTTAAATTGCTCCTTTAATTTAGAACATCGTGTTCCACGTATTAGAACCGACTTTTCCATCGACTGCTAATTTGTGTTTCTTTTGATATTCTTTTACTTTTTGTTCAGTCTGTTTGCCAAAAATTCCATCGACTTGCTTTTCGGTTAAGCCTACTGCACGTTGGATTCTTTCCACGTCTTTCCCTCTCGCACCTAGCTTAATTACTTTGTTTGGATAAGGTACGATTGGTCTATCCGCATAACTCTCTTGAGGTGCTGTAATTACATTTTGTACAGGTTTAACTTCTACTTTCGCTGCTGTAGGTGGACGTTTACCTGCTTGTAATTGTGAAAGAGTTAATCCGAATGTCATTTGAAGATGCGGCGGGTCTACAAAACGCCACTTCAAGCCGATTTCAAATCCCATTGATTCCGCAATCGCACAAACACGTTTCCAATCCTTATTAACTGTCCATTGAGGTTGTTTCTTGTCATCAAAAATACAGAAATCTACTGCTAAACCATAGTTATGTATTGACTGTCCACCCTTGGCGTTGGTAACTTTAGTCCCCTTAACTGTACGTCCGATGGCATAAAGCGCATTCTGTTCAGCGAATGAACGGAAACCTTGAGTAATTGCAATTCCAATTCCTTCGTCATAAGCTTTCTTAATTAACTCTCTAGCTTTCTCTGCTACTGTTGCATGAACACCGACTAATTCTTTTTCACTACGATCCATTAAATATTTGAAATCTACCATTTTAAACACTCCAGTTTATTTTATTTTTCAATCTGCTCTCGAATATCTTTGATTTCTTCCTGCATACCCGATACGCTGTGTTCAATTTGTTTCAAAGTATCTGTGGTACGCTCTACATGATTCATAAGCCTTTCTTCACGATCTTTTGAATCTTTCATAGTTTTAAAAAATAGCCAAATAAAGAGCGCAGCATAGCCCCCTTGTTTGATTAACACATCTAGGATTGTCTGATCCATTACTGTCACCTCCTCCCACTTTTAGACATAAAAAATAACGCTCAAGGCGTTTAAAGTAATTTAAGATATAAGTTGTTCCAATTTTGCAAGTCGCGCTTCTAAATCTGCATTCTTAGAACGTAAATCCTGATTCTCTTTACTTAATTCTTGAATAGCTGACCAAGAGTAAGTACCCATAGCATAAGCATCAATACCTTCTCCACGAATATCGATAACATCGACTGGGCTTTCGTCAAGAATCAAACCTACATGTTTTCTTTCATTATTTAATTCTTCAACAAATCGATATGTACGAATAGGTGTTTCATTAATTTGCTGTAATGCTGTTTTAGTCGTTCCATCAGGATATTCAGTACCAACAAAAGGTTCAATATCTTTCTTACGCTCACGAACAGAGTTATAAGTGATATTTGAAGCGTAGATAGGAATATATGCACTATCATTAGCATTTTTAAAGTCTACACGAGCTGTTCCATTGTCTATTTTTACACGACAGACATCAGTCTTGAAGATAATTTCATCTTTATCAGAAGCAATAACCATATTACTTCCTGTTGCTGATTCCGTACCAATGAATCCTTTACGAGTACCACCATATGAAACCTCAATATATGCATGAGTAGAACCATTAAGTTTTAACAAACCACCATTACTAGTAATACTTACATCACCTTTGAATCCACCACCGCCCCATACATCAAGACTTGAAGTAGCTATGATATCTGAAGCTGCCAATTTAGCGTAATCTGTGTTAGCACCGTTTCGGATATGTACAGCAGAACCTGTAGACAATCCAGCGATATTAGCTGAACCTAAAGTTAATAATCTATGTCCATTACTGTCTCTCCAAAACTTAGGATTGAAAGCACCATCGTCCATTACAAAGTTGAAGTTGTTATTATCATCGATTGCTACGTAAATACTATCGTTAACACCAAAACGAGCACGGTTAATTGTTCCTGCTGTCGTTACATCAATCTTTGCGCCTTTATCACCAAAGTAAATTGTGTTACCACGTAAGCCTGCAAATTTAGCAGCAGTCAGTGTAGCACCTTCTCCAATGGTCACATTTCCATTTGTATCCACGACAAATTGACCACCATTTACGTTAAGTCCATTTAATGATTTAATATGGTCTGCAACAATTGATTGAGTTGTAACGTTTCCACCATTGATAATAGTAGTTGAGACAGGTTTCCAAGGACTTGCTTTCATTGCATTAGGGTCTACTCGTTCCATTTGGAAGCAATCAAAGTAAATAGGAACGTTTGCAGTATAGTTGTAGATAATCGCATTACAGGCTGTAACTCCTGCTGGAACGGTAAATTTAACCTCATATCGATACCAACCTTCACTACCTACAAGAGTCTTAGTTCCACCTCGTAAAAATGAAGCATCTGATAATTTAACTGCACCACGAATATTAGAAGACTTAGTTAAATCAGGGTTGAAAGCATAGAATGAGAAAATATATGTAGCCCCCATAGTTAATGGGATATTGTAATTTGTTGACGATGGAGCAAGGTATAACCAACCATCATCAGTAACAGATGTTTGAAGTACAATTGATCTACTACCATCTAAAGAATATAGACTTGTAATAGCCTTTTGAGTAAGACTTGTAGTACCTAAAAACATTGAAGAAGGTAACGTACCAATGTCTATTTGTTCAAATGAATCCATTCTTGCAGGCATTTTATTCGGATTACCTTCAGCAAAGAATGTAGCAAATCCAACAATATCAATCTTCTCTGCACCAATCTTAACTGTTTCTGCTGTTTGGTTGATACTTGATATCACACCATTTTTCTCAACTTTAGAACTGATTTGTCCTGCTTGTTGTTCGATAGTTGATTTTTGAGTGTCCACTATATCTTTTAAACTATTGAATGTAGTAGAATCAACTTTAGATGTAATTGAAGTGTTAAGTTGAGAGATTGTACTTTCTGCTGTTGTTACTCTTCCAGTGACATCTTCCACCTCACCTTCAAGCCCTCCAACAGTAGCAAGTAATTCAGGGTCTAATGAGCCTACTGCTAATGTTTGTTTAGTCCACTTACTTCCATCCCAATTGTATAGAACTGCTGGCATTACACTTGAATCAATCCATAGTTCACCTACTGCTGGATTTTGTGGAGCTTTACCTGTAATAATTGCATCGTTAATATCAATGATCGTTATTCTGTCTACAGCAACTACTTTTCCTTCTACTGTGATTTCACATTGGAACATGCCTTTGCTGTCTACTTCTTCATTATCAATACTAATTTGTTTACCTACTCCATCAGCAATCCAAGTTGTATCTTGTGTTCCATCTGGCTTAAATTTCTTCCAAGTAAATGCACTGTTATCAAGTGTAGTTGTAATATTATCTTTACCTTTGAAAACAACTGCTACGATATCAGTATCAACTACACCATTCTTAAATGTAGTTCCATTTGTTGAAATTAATTTAACAGAATGCACAATGTCATTTTTTACTTCATCTATTTTTGTAAGAGCGTTATCTGCTTTTTTACCTGATTGAGTCCACTCAGCTTCTCTGAATTTAATTATGTTCTGCATCTTTTGAAGTTCTGCAATAGGACGTACTTTAAGTAGTACATATTCACCTAGTACAATACTTCCTTTTGTTGGGTCTGTAACACTTGTAGTCTTTTCAAGTATTCTAGCATCCAAGTAAGTTTTTACATCACCTGTTGTATCTTTGATTCTGACTGTATCCCCAACTAATGCTTTCATGTGGTCATACTCTTTTATTTGTTGAAGGTCTACAACATCAGCTTCATATGTAACTTGTGGCTTATTCCACTTCTTTAATTCTGCTAATGTGTTCTGAGCCAATTGAACAGGATTAGTACTAGAGCTGTCACTGTATACACCATACACATGTCTGTTTTCAAATTTAGGGTCTGTTCTTCCATACACCTCTAATGCATCTAAATCGCCAATATAGTTATCTACTTTTTCAAATGGATCAGGTGGAGTCCATTTAGCGTCAACAATAGCAATCTGTTTACCATTTCCATCTTGTTGTGAAGATACACCATATAAAGCTGTAAAAACTTTATCTCTGTTAATATCACGTCTTAAAACGTTTAGATTTCGTCCGTATTCAAATGGGACTTTCGTGTCATTACCAACTTGTTTTCTAAGGTTGACAACTCTACGAATAATTTTTGTACCACTCCATTCAACCTTAAATTTTATTTCTGCATCAAATGCGACAATCGCATTTTGAATTGCTTGTAATGCTGTTGGATAATCAAGGAAATCGATAGTTACTAAATCATCATAATAACATTCTCCAAGTTCCCATCCAGTATTCAGCAATAAGAAAGTTGCAACTGTAGATAGGTTTTCTGATGTAAATTCTTTAGGTTGAATAACTTCTCCACGTAAGTCTTCGGTACTGGCTGCTTCACACTTAACAACTTTAGTAATGTCATCACCATGAGCTTCTGTAGTGTTTAAAATTCTAAATAATTCAAAGTCTTTAGTTACAGGATGTTCATAAACAACAAAGCCCTCATCAAGAAGGCTTGCTGTTTTATGATTTGAAGGCACACTAAATTCTAATGAGGTAAATCCATACTCTACTTTAGCTGTATGTAAATCAGTTAAAACGGGACAACCATTAGGAGTATCATCATTTAGTGTACCTACACGTTTATAATTTCTGTCTAGGATATACCACAAATTTTATAACCACCGTTCTGTATATGTAATTTTTGCTTTTTCAATTGCTGTTGGGTCACTTACGCTAATTCCGTTGTAATCTTTTTCAAACTTGATGAAAGAGGAAGAAGGATATAATTCATCGTAATAAGGCTCACCATTTCGAAGAATCTCACCTGTGTTACAATCAATTCGTAACTTGTCACCTTTACGGAATACGTAATTTACTTGAGTAGCAGTTTTAGCGACAATCTCTCTGAAGTACACATTGGAAATTCTCATCTGATCTACAGGAGCATCTTTACCATAAGCACCACAATGAATTTGAATTGCTGCTACTTTATCCATGTACTTTTGTTTCCAGTCTGTATATGCCTTAAAGATTCGTGAACTATGTCTTCCAGTTGAATCAATTTTGGCAATATAAAAAGTCCAACGTTTACCAACACGTTCGACTCTGATTACACCGTTAAAGTTTGCAAATGTTCCATAATGAGCACCATATGATTTATTGACAGATACACCGTCATTATTAACTTGACCAATCCACGTATCCCACATAGGAGCGTCCATACTTCTAGCTGTATCTTTTATTGCCATCTTACCCAATTTGCGTGAATTCACGTCTAGGAGATATACCTCCACCCTGCCCATCTGAGCCTTTGCTGTAGCATTGAATAATACTTGACATTCTAACTCAAAATCCTGAACAGTTTTATTTAACGATTTGATTAATGAACCACCATGCCATAAACCTGACAATGTTCCATAATCTGTAGGTGTGCCACCTTGACCAATGCTATAGCCATTCGAACTGAGAACGCCCATGACCTGCCCTCCATCAACGCTTGAACCTGCTGTCCATAAGTCCGTATTTGAACCTGTATCGTTAATAATTAATGGTTTAAATTCTCCACTTGTTTGAGTTGAAGGGTCAAAGTCTCCAAAAACTAAAGCTTCGTTATCTGCTAAAATAGCAAAGTCTTCAACATTCTTCGTGAATGTCATTTCTATAATAGGTGCTGTTGATTTGTTACCAGCATTATAGGTTGCGAATGGATTTATTCCTGTTTGAGTAAAAGCTAAGGCTTTAGTTTCTCCATAGGCATGTGGATCAAAGCAAACAAATTCTAAAGTTCCTTTACCTAGTAACGTTGTTCTTTCAAAATCAGTTTCACTATTGATAATAGCCATGTAATATCTATCTGGTGAATCCCCTAATACAAGTTTCTGAGGCTCATCATAATCAAGCCACTCAGCTAACTGGTCAGCATAAGGCATAACCTCTGCATCTGTTGGAGCTTCAATTGTGTACGGAATTGTAAATGTACGAATACCGTATTTCTTGTTAACAAAATAAGCCCCTGATTTCATAGGGACTTCCAGTGATTTATTCGCTGTACTTGGTAGTAACTCGGTATTTATTTTTTCGGGTACAAAAAAAGACGGAGCTTTAACTCCGCCATAAGACAATATAAGATTTTTAGCCATTTTAATATAGCACTCCTTCTGCACGTAATTGTTTAATATTTTCTTTCTCTATCTCTTGTTTAATTAGTTTTGCAAATCCTTTTACATCTTCTTTAGAACCATTGCCTTGATAGCTTACATTAATGTTGTATTCATTCTTAACGTTTGATGATTGTTGACCTGAACCGTTATATGAAGACATCATTTCACTTGCTCTAGATTGGAAGTTAGCAATACTAGACCACACTTTAGTTCCCACAGGTAAATCAGGGAACATTGTAGGAACATCAGGAGATAATCCCATACGTCCATCAGGTAACATGAATGGTTCATGTTGTCCTCCATCTCCTAAAATAGCATTTCCACCTGAATGACGGTCTGTGCCATTTTTGTACCAATGATGAGATTTCCACCACTCAACAGCCCTTTGCGGTGTTTTGTAACGTCCTTGGATGTATCTAATACCCCAATACATATTGTTGACTGGATCAAATGGATCGCCTTTGTAGTTGAAATGCTTTAACTGCATAAGACCTTTTGCTGTACCATCAGATGTTGGAGCACCTACTACATGTGGTCTACCTGTTGATTCTTTCATAGCAATGTAGTTTAGACCTGTTCTCCATGCTTCTCCTGATACACCTGCACGAGCCATACCAGCAGCAATCCATTTGGCAAGATTTCCACTTGGAGCAGAACCTAAAGAACCTCCACCACCGCCACCAGCTTTACCTTGTAGATATGCCAACGGGTCAATATATTTACCATTACGTTTGATTTTTAAATCAAGGTGATTACCTGTTGAAAACGTTTATACCCTGCATTTCTGCATATTTAAAAGGGACTGGACTATACCATATTCTCATAGAGAACTCGATTGGTAGTCTCTGAGGGCTTGCATTTCTGCCTATCCCTGCTGATTGTCCATTGTTACATCTTTACGATTGTCACACTTTGGTACGTAAAGCTTTAGGAGTTTCCAGCATATTCTCGATTTGCTTATGCTATTGCTAACATAAGGGGCAATTCTTTACCCGTTGAACCAACGTAACCAATTAATTGACCTTCTTTAACATGTTGACCTACTTTAACTGAAGGTGCTTTTAACATGTGAGCATAAGAAAGTAAGTCTGCACCTGATTGAATACGAGCTAAGTTACCACCTGTTGCATTATTGATTAATACTTCTTTTACAATTCCTGACGTTAAGGACTTGATTGGCGTACCTGCACTTGCGGCTAAATCAAGCCCACGGTGAACTCCACCTTTATGTACTTTATCGTTCTTATTTCCATTAGGTGTGAATCGTGTTGTGATACGGAAAGGACTAGATAAATAGTAACCACCGATTCCAGTGTATGAACCATCTCCACCGCCACCGAATGAAGCCATAAATTCATCTACCCAACCTTGAATCTTATCTTTAGCTAATCCACCGATATAACTCATAGCACTACCACTCTTATCAGTGAACCACTTAGGAAGTAAATTATCGGATAAGTCGAACTTTTTCATACCTTTATTCCATAAGCCTTCTGCACCTTCCATAATGGCATCAAAGTTACCGATACCAACACCTTCAGCATAAGCAGGCATACTCTTACCAAAACCATACTTTTGTAGAACTGCTGATGTCATATGTGCAGGTAATACAGATGAACCTTTAGATAGATAGCGAACTTCAGCACCGCCAACACCAGTCAAGAACATACCGCCTGTGCGTCCATCTTTTACAAGCTCTGCACCTTCTTCACCAGTTAAGGCATATCCATCATTAGGTGTTCCACCATAAGGTGTACCCAATGCTAGTTGCTTATCAACACTTTTACCACGTACTGTTCCACCAACACGTTTACCACTATCTTTAGCTTTAGGTTTAGAATCCTTAGATTTACTCTTATCACCTTTACCGAATAAACCTTTAACCCAGTCCATCAAGTCGCCAACTCTGTCAGTCATCTTATCCCACTTAGATAAAACTTCACCTGTTTCCCAGTTCACTTGTTCAATATGACCTGTTGCTTGTTTCTTTGCTTCTGCTACAACTTTTGTATTCATGGCTGTAGCATGTTTGATTGATTCATCACGTTGTTTCTTAGCGTCTGCAATTGCATCTTTTGCTTGTTCTGCTGTTAAGTCACCAGTAACATCACGCATCATTTCAATTTGATGAACACTATCTTTGTATTGCTTGTTAGCATTCTTAATTGATTCGTCACGTTGTTTGACTGAACTTTTAACTACATTTGCTGCCTGTTGAGCAGACATTTTAGAAGCGTCATTTTTCAAACGTCCTAAGATAATCATTTGCTCTTTTTCAGACTTAGACATAGCCTTAACTGCCTCTACGCGCATATTATTTTTAATTCCTGATATCGTGCGTTTTTCAGATTCAGTCATTTGTCGTCTTTCATTTACTGCCTTTTGTTCAATATCATGAATCTGTTTCTCATAAGCTTTAACACGATCTTTCTTATTCTGCTGGTCATTCTTCATACGTTGAAGTACTCTAGTTTCTTCTTCCTTAGATAGACCGTCATTCTTAGCAAATAAAGTTTTAGTCTTCTCAATACGTTTGTTGTAATCTTTGTCAATTGAATCTTGAATCTTCTTACTCATTTGACTATGTAACTTATCTTGACTATCAACAAATTGCTGAGTAATAGCTGTACCTTTAGCATTCATGTTAATAAATGACTTGGTAGCTTTATCATCTAAATCCATGTAACTCTTGATTGATTTCTTCGTGCTTTCTGAAATCTTGTCACTCATTAATCCTGAAGATAGTCCAGTTCTGCTAAATACGTCTTGCACTTTCTTAACTGTTCCTACAATTTTGAGTAATGATCCTGTGACTGGATTAGTATGAGCTAGGAATTTAACGAATGGATTCTTGTCAAGATATTTCTGCACTTTGCCCCAATGCTTATACAACAATACTGCTGCCGCACCGAATGCAAGGACACCTGCTACAACAAGCCCAACCGTGCCGATAACTGGTAATGCTGCTGCACCAAGTCCAACAATTACTTCACCAGCTAATGCCATTCCACCGATACCAATACCAATAGAACCAATTACACCAACGATTGCTGCGCCTGCTGCTACGATACCTGCAACTGCACCTGCTGCCAATGCTCCATAAACGATGAATTTTTGAAGTCCTTTAGGCATGTTATTGAATCCATCAACTATCTTTTGAAGTCCTGCAACTCCAACACGTACAACAGGCTCAATTGCCTTACCTGCTGTGATAGCCATAGTTTCAAAAGAACCTTTAAGCTGTTCAATCTCACCTTTTAAGTTGTTCAGTTTTTCGGTAGCAACTTCTTCGGCTGATACATTTCCCATAGCCTTTTTGAAGTTGTTAATACCGTCTGCACCTTCTTTGTATAGGATATTACCAGCACGGATAGCATCAGAACCAAATAGAGTGTACAAGTATTGTTGACGTTGTTCAGATGTTAATCCAGTGAGAGATTTTTTAAGTTGCTCAGAAATAGTCGCCATGTTTTCAATGTTTCCGTTTGTATCATAGAAAGCATTGTTCATGAATCCTGCGCCCATACCGAGTTGTTGGAATGATTTTTCACAATCTGCATTCCATTTCTTAGCACCCATTGATTCTTGTATGTACTTCTTAATTGCATTAGAAACGTCTTCCATACTATCAGAAGCAGGTTTAATACCATTGTCTTTCAAGAATTGCATACCTTTTGCAGTATCAAATGACATTAAGCCTAACTCTTGGAATGCTTCATATTGTGCTTTAGTTTTAGGACTCAAGTTTCCAAGCATTGTTTTCAATGATGTACCTGCATCTGAACCTTTTACATTTGTTATGGTAGCCGTTTAAACCACCTCTCTAATTTTCATTAGAGTATCGGACTATATCATCACCCTTATTGCACATTAGGGTGGAACGAGCTCGTGGAGATTTCAACGGTTCTCGCATACTCTCTCTAGTCTCTACACCTTCTAACCATTCCTGATTAGCTCGGCTCGGGATTGTCATATTTGCTAATAAAAGAACACCCTACAATAGAGTGTTTTCTAAAATCGTTTCGATTTGATTGAACTTTGTATAAGGTATTCTTAGTAATGTAATGTGATTATTCTTACAGTAATCTGTTTTTATTTTGTCATTCCTTTTTGTTTCTTCGTAATTATCAACGCCAAAACACCCCTTTTGAAAGTGTTGTTTACCATCGTACTCAATTAACATGAATAATTCTCCGTCTTTGAATACAGCGAAATCAAACGGTAATTTTCTTTTATTAACACAATCTTGAAATTTGTATTGAGTTAGAAAAGAAAAATTGTTAGAAGTCAGCCACTTACTGACTACTTTCTCACCTTTACTCTCATTACAAAAAGGACACCTGCTGTTTTTATGAAGGAAATCACTAGGATTGACAAACCATTCGGTACGGCATGTATTATGCTTTAATTCAACTTTAGTTTTTCGATTACGGTATTCACTAATTACTGTGTATTCATCACCTACTAATGCAAACACCTCTTCTTTAAATTCGCTTGACGACTTAGAGAACTTAATAGCTAAATCATTGTTTGTACAGTTATCACATTGCTTCTTACCATTGCGGAATATTTTTAAAGTAGTTTGGAATTCAGTCCCACAACTACATTTCAACTCCAATAAATTATTATTATTAGAATATACCTTAGATAACAATAAACAACTGCTATTCAACTCAATGAACTCTTTCAATTGTTGTATAGAATATCTTGACTTGCCATTACAATGATTACATTTATGCTTACCTTTCTTAAACTGGTAATAAAAAGCTAGAAATTCATTACCACAGGCGCAAGCGATTTTCATACAATCTCGATTATTTCTTTTTTCTATACTCAACAATTCGCATTCGCCATTAGTTTCTTCTTTAACAAATTCATCAGCTTTTTCAAAGTTCCATCTTCTCGACAAACGAATCACCCCAAGTATAATATTTATTAATTATATAATACTTCAATGGGTTTATCTCATTATTAGCAAACTTAGATTTCCCCGAATTCACGTTCTGTTTTATGCTACAAGTTTCCTTGTAACCGGGCTATAAATTAACCCATTATTTGCAAATACACCTAATGCCGCATTCGTATCTTTAAAACTTAGTCCAACACCTGAAGCAACTGCTCCTACTTGTGCTAAACCATATTGTAATTCTTCTACACTCGTAGCAGAAGCATTTGCAGAACCTGCTAGAATATTAGAAGCATCGGCTGCACTCATACCATCGTCTTTATAGGCATTCAAAGCAGTACTCATGATTTCAGCAGCTTTAGCAAGGTCAAGTCCACCTGCTGTTGCTAAGTTAAGAGCTTCTTTTAATCCACCTGCTGAAACTTGTGCAGGGGTTAAACCAGCTTTCAATAACTCTTCAATTGCTTGTGCTGCTTCCAAAGAACTGAATACAGTTTTAGCACCCATTTCAGTAGCCAAATCACGCATCTTAGCCATTTCGTCTGCTGAAGCACCTGTTAAAGCTTTGATACTTGATAACTGTTGTTCAAAGTCCATTGATTTCTTACTTGCATAAGCAAGACCTCCACCAATAGCCAAAGAAGCTACACCGAAACCTCTAGAAATATCACCAGCCATTCCTGAAGCATTATGTCCAACATCGTCAAAGCCACCAGAAGCATCATGCATACGTTGTCTTAAACGTCCCCATCTACCCGATTGATCAGTGATAGTGTTGTTTAATCTGTCTAGTGTTTGTCTTGTTTCATTAGCTTTAGCTCTTGCATTGTTATATTGAATCTGTAATTCTTTAGTTTCACGAGCATCTTCACCTTTTGAGCGTTTAGCTTCATCTAATTTACGTCTTAACTCATTAACAGCCTTTGATTCTAAGTCGAAAACTTTTTGCATTTGTTGAGATTGTGCATGTAGATGTTGAGACTCAGAACCCATTCTAGTCATTCCAGCAGCAGTTAACTTGTATTCACTTTCTAATACTCGCAAATCTTGTTGAATACCTGACAATGCCTTATCTGCATCTCTGCTAAGTTGATTATAGCTATTGCCTTGTTCTTGGATTTGCTTGTTAACTTGTCGCATTGTTGCTTCAGTTCTTTTTATTTGCGCTTCATTTCGTTTGTAACGAGTGAATGCATTTTGAACTTCTTTACTATCTTCTTTCTTAGTTTCAAGTAAGCGTTCATACTCACGTTTTAATTCTTGAGTCTTCAATTGTTGTAAACGTAAATTTTTAGCTGTAAGTTGTGATTCAGCACTAAGAGTTTCTAAACCTTTTTCAAACTTGCTGACACCTGCTGTAACACTTTTAATTTCTGCTTCTGTTGCTTTGATTTCACGATTGATTTTAGCGACATTTCGAGTAAAGTTTCCATCGGTTAAGCCTATGTCTATATTCAATCTGCCGATTTCTTCATTTGACATATACCCACCTCCCTCTTTCTATAGAATGTTCCGTAAATAAACCTTTTTGGATTTCTTTTCTTCTTTCATTAAGTCAAAGAATAAGTGAATATCCATATCCTCAATTTCATGTAGTTTATAGTTTTGCTCCGTCATCAAAGTACGAAAGAATGTCTTCATTTCCTTGTACTCTTCTTCAGGGTGTCTTTGAATCTACCTCATTCTGCTCTGCAAGCAATTTTTCCATATCGCCTTGAACCTTTTTCAAGTCAACGCCTTGAATGTAATATAGGAACTCATTGATTTTTCCAAAGAAACCTTCTGTTGAATATGGATCAATGAAACATCCGTCATAAAACTCATCAATAGTAAATTTGTTGTCATATGCTTCACAAATCATTTGTACAATTTCATCAAACTCATCAGGTGTTGGATTGTTAAAATCAACATACTGCTTCATTTCTAAATATCTTAAATAAGCACGACCTTTTACTTTTTTCGGCTTACCAAATTTCTTTAATTTGCCATCGATTTCTAATGTTAAATTCATTAATAATTCCTCCAGTATTTTCATTTAAAATTTATAATTTTTTAGTTTAAAAAAAGAGAGCACCATTTCTGATACTCTCTCATTGTCTTACTCTTCTACAGTTGAATCTTCTGTTACTACTTCTTCCTCACTTACAGTCGGTTCTTCTTTACTAATTGAAACCCCACCTAAATCTGCCGACATCATAAAAGTTTGGGGTATATTAGGGTGTTGGGTTTGCTGGATCGTAAACTTTAGTGAACCAGTTTTTAGCAACGTCTGCTCCAATGCCTTTATCAGCAGTATTAACCATTGCATTATCACGATTGTCAAAAGCACGTTTAATGAATGTTCCTTTGATAGCACCAGTTTTGAAGTCTACTTTATCTGATTTAGATTGGAACTCACCACTTGGAGCTTCGAAACGTCCTTTATAGAACCAGTATAGGTCTTTTCCATCATCATCAGTTTCAGCTTCGAAACCAATTGCAACGTATGGGCTACGGTCATCAGGAGATGAAAGTAATACACCATTAGCGTCAATTTCCATACCTAAAAGCTCTGCTTTAACTTCTTTAGATAAAGCGTCAATTCCTAACTCAACTTCGATAGCGCCTTTAGCTGTTGCTGAACCTGCTGCACCCCCACCAGCATAATAAACAGAAGTCGATGCGTTGGGATTTATTTTTGCGTCTACTGCACCTGCAAGATACTTAACTGCTCCGTATGTAGTGCCTTCTTCTGTGTCTGTTAAAAGTTTTGCGAATACTAAGTTTTTCAAATCAAATGGTACAAATGCCATTATTAATTCCTCTTTTCGTTTTTATAGTTTTAGTTTTTGGGCATAATTAAAGCGCATAGCCTTGTGATAGACTTGCGCTTCATTATCATAAAAATCTTGAACACTTCTTTTAGTAAATCCAGCATCAATCATTGCTTGTTTAACTTTTTCCGACATATCGCTATACACGGTAACATCAGAAGTCCATACGTCAACTTGGACAAAATAGTTTGGATGATGTTCTTTGCCATCGGTCACATATGCAGAACGTTCAGCGTATTGGAAATATGTAATATAACTAGTTGGCTTACCCTGTCTAGCAATAGCAAATGCAGGATAACCAAGTGGCTTCAATGTTTGTTGAATCTTTTTAAGTATTGTCATCGTCTCGCCACCCATCTACTAATGACTCTTCCCATTACCTTTTGCGCTTCGTCTAATCCTTCAAGGAATGCTGGCTCCATGAATGGCTGTGCTGGCATATTAACAGTTCCAAACTCTAAGAATTTTGCATAAAAATAGTTTTTTGCTTCAGGAGCGATACGAATACGACCATTTACAACTTCAGAAATGATAATGTGTTCGAATAAATGCTTTTTGTTGTATGAAGATCGTGGTGCTTTTTCTTCAATTATTTTCTGAAACACTTTCGCTGCTTCTTTTAGTGCTTCTTCTACAACATGGTCAGGTATGTGTTGTAAGTCATTGAGTCGTCTCAATAATGCTTCCATACCTGTTAATTTAATTGGCATCTTTCTTCAACTCTCTTCCCATGATGGTAAGTGTTTCATTTGTCTCGCCATCATTGATAATAGAGTCGATTGTGTATGTCTTGTTGCGATACTTAATCCGCATTTCCTCATGAATGTTTCGTCCTGCTGAATAGCGAATAGTAAAACGTGCTGTGTACTCATTTTGAATAGATGCAGCCTTGTAAAACTCTCTAGCACTTACATTTTTAACTTTTGCGTATACAGTTTTGAAATCTTCCCATTTGTTAATTGGAAAACCCTCATCTGTTACACCTTCAACATAATATTGAAATGTAATTTGCCTATTGTAACTACCTGCATTCACAACACTTCACCTTCAGACGGATAAGCATATTTAAGTTGTTCAACCAATGCCTTTAAAGTGAAGTCAATCTTATTTTGTGTTTGACCGATATCAAAGTTCTGAATACCACGATTGTCAAACCAATGTGAAACTAATAATTTGATACATAATTTAGCTAACTCAGGTGGATTAGTTGTGAAATCGTGACCTGTTGCTGTTTTCAAGTATTCCTGAGCACCTAAAAAAATTAGTGCATTAATATCTTCATCTTCCTCGAAGTAATCTAGTTCAATACGAAGATATCTCTTCATTTCTGCTAATGTGATAATCAAGTATTATCCCTCCCTATAAAATAAGAAGGGAACTAGTCCCTTCTCAGAATTAAACAGTTAATTGTGCGTAAACTAGTGCATCTTGGTCAAATGCTTTAACGTCAAAACGCTCGATAACACGTACATTAGTAGTGTTAGTACCGAAAGCATCTCCACCAACATCAGTAGTTTTAAGCTCAAGTTGTTGACGATCAAAGAAAGTGATAGCTTCAGCCATGTCACCTACGATGAATGGAGCTTTCTTAGTTGTAGTACCAGTTGTAGCTAAATGTTTGTTGTTGAATACAACTACTTCTTTACCTAAGAAACGTTTAATAGTTGCGTCTTTTACGTCTGGTTGTAATAATTGCTTGCCATCTCCATCTACTAAAGTATCAAGTAAATTTAAACCGTCTTGGTTAGTGTAGATTTTAGCGTTTGCAGCAATTGCAGGGTCTAATGTAACGTTTAGGATTTTCTTAACATCTTTAACTTCAGTACCAGCACCGATAGCAACTTTTGTAGCGTATGTAGTATCAAGTAAAGAGAAGATTTTAACGTTTTCAGTTACAACAGATTTCTTAGCAAACCAACGTCCGATATAGTTCATGATGTTTTCAGGAGTATCAGCAAGTAATGTGTTAGAAAGTTTCATCATTCCAGCATAGTCAGATACAGAGTAGTTAACAGTTTGGAATTTAGGATTTCCAGCATCAGCAATAGAACCAAGTTCAGATAAGTTTGCTAATGGAGTCATGTCTGCTAATTTTTCATACACACGAGAACCAGTACGAGTTACTACAGACTCAGAACGTACATATGGGCGTACAGATTGGAATTGACGTTTAAATTCATTAATTTTAGTTTGAATATCTTGAGGAATGATAACTCCACCGTCTTCACCTGCAAGACCTGACATTGCACGTTGTTCTTCTGCATTTAGAGCTTTACCAGCTAATGCTTTAAGGAATACTGAACGAATTTCTACTTCTTGCTCTTGGTTCTCTGCTTTACGTTGTTCCATTTTTTCTTCAACTCCACTTCTTTCTTCTTGTTCGAACTCTTCTGCAAGCTCAATTTGTTCTGCTAATTTGCGTACTTCTTCTTTTTTTGCACGAGCTTCTTCAACTTTGCCTTCAGCAACGAATGCTGCACCTTCTGTTTTAGCTGTAGCTAATTTTTGACGTAATTCTGCTAATTTGTTCATTTAATTTACCTCTTTCGTTTTTTATAATTTATTTGTTTTAAAAATGAGCATAAAAAAAGAAACTTAATAAAATTCAAGTTCCAATCCTAATAGCTCTAATTCAATTTTTCGTTGTTCTTCTTTTTGTGCGTCTTGCTCTAAGTTATTTTTGAAATCTTCCATACTACGTTTAGAAACAGCAACGCTACTATCTAAATAAGCAGGATCAGGAGTAATCGTTACTTCGAATAATTCAACATCTTTAAGTGTTCTATGTACAACACCATCAACCACTTCTTTTTCATCATCTACACAGAAGAATCCAAATGAACAACCACGTACTTCATCAGTTTTAATTAATTCCATTACATCTTGTACGTAGAATAAATTCATGTTTGGCTTTAGTCGAAAACGTAGCCCTACTTCATCTGTCCATAACTCTAAAGAATTGTTATCAGTGCGTCCAAGCGGTTTACCACCATCATGATTATAAAGTGCCATAATATTATCACGCTCTTTTAAAGAACGAGTGAATGCATTAGGGTCAACTTTTTCATAAAAGCCAAGATACTCTGATTGTTGATTAAAGCGATTAATGTAACCTTCAATTACAACTTCACCATTTTCATCTAAGCTTCTTGTTTCAATTGACTTGACATCAATCTGTCTTATCTCCTTCTGCTTTTTGTCCACTATTCTCACCTCCTTCAAGTGAAGTGCTAGTGTTATCAGCATTAGGGTCATAATTGTTACTATGCATACCTGCTTGTTTCAAAGGAACATAAGTACCATTAACAAGTAAGATATTTGATACTTCGTCATACTCTAAATCTTCACTTTTTCTTGCTTCAGCAGGCTTTAAGAATCCTTTATCAATACCAATTCCATAAGCTTCATAGCGTTCTTTGAGTGATGCACGTAATAATACATCCATATTGAACTGAAACTTCATTCCAGCGTCTACTTCATCACTTCTAAGCAACTTAACAGTCAATTCTTCTTCGTATTGCTTGATAATGCTCATTAAAGTGTTTACATAGAACTCTTTTTGCTGTTGTTCAATGTTGCTATGAGTTGCACGAGATAAATCATTTAACATGTGCATAGGCACACCAAATGCTGCTGTAATCTCACGTATTTTAAGATTATTAATCTCTAAAAACTGTACATCTGCTAAGTTTGCATTGATTGGTGTAAATTTGTAGTCTGGTGGAATAGGAATAACCTTACCAGCACTCTTAATACCTGTGATATACTGTTCAAATTCAGCTTTCATACGTGCTAAGGCTTTTACGTCACCAATATCGCCCGTGTGTTGTACTACTGCTGAGTTAAACATACCCTTTTCCCAAATTTCGTTTATATAGTCATCTCCATTCCCAAGATTCTTAATGGATTTGGATAATTGACCACGAACACTTAGCCCAAGGATTCCATCCAAGCTTACGCCTGAACGAAGATGTAAAACTTCTGTTGATTTTAGTTTCATTTTGATTTTTCCATCGTCATATAAGTACCAAAGTCCACCTTTTTCATTTCCAATGATACCTTGGTCATCAACATAGACTTGAATATACTTAAAATCGAGTGGATATAGAGCTTTCACGAACCCTTTTTTGTTCGTTTGAATCCACACAACAGCATTGCCATAATGATTTCTTTGATTTTCAACGACCTTAAAGAACGTTGTAGAAACCATAATTGGATTAGGTTGTAGCTTAATTAACTTGTAAAGATAGTGACCATCTACTTTTTCTGTGTTATTTTTACCTGATTTGATTAGTTTTACAGGTAATTTTCCAATAGTGTCACTTAGAATACGCAAACAAGTGTAATAACAGGCTACATTTAATGCTCCTGTAGATTGACCAGTATCCATTCCTAAAAGTTTTAGAAATTCTTGGTCTTGTAACGTGTAAACATTACGTTTTTCACCAGTGTTTCTTCCAAATAGTTTCATTAGTCATAACCTCCCTTGTTTGGAGGAAACTTAGCAAAGAATACTCCCAATGCAACAAAAAGTACTCCTGTTAGGTACATTCCAGCGTATGTATTAATTAAATAAGTCGGAAAAACAATAAAAAATAAGCCTATCAAGATCAATATCTCATTTAGATACTGTCTAACACGCTTTTCTGTGAATGAACATGCTCTTTTAGTGTTTTCCTTCAAAATAGTACATTTCGCTGAGATACGTTGTTTAATCTCCAAATATACTTTTGAAATATTCATTAGTGTGCTCTTTGACCTCCCCATAGTATTGATAGTGATATCTTGCTTCTGTAAACCCAATTAATACTGATACAATAGGGTCAACTTTGTTACGTGAACGCTTTTTACTAATCATGTAACGTTCATTTTCATCCAATTTACACACAGCGTTGTTAACTGCCATTCGTAATAATGGGTTATTATCATGAATAATCTTTCCACGATACACCAATTCTTTAAATTCTGATGCACTTGGAGCCATTGTTTTCATGCCTTGAACTACTTTTACAGTTGGATATCCTTCTGCTTGTAAGTCAATTGCTAATTGTGAAGCATTCCAGTCATCATATAGAAGCAATTTAACCTTCCATTGATACTTGTCAACCATATCTTTTATGTACTTCTTAACAAAGTTATAGTCTGTCATATCTCCACTTGTTGCAGTTAAACAACCATTACTTGCTGTATACGTATCTTTTTCACGTAAATAAACATCATATGGTATTTTGTGCTTAACAGCTCTGTCTTTGAGGTTATCTTGTGGCATAAATGAGTGTGATAAGATTGTAAATCCTTCGTTACCTGTAGGAACAATGAATGAACAGCTTGTTAAATCGTCTTTTGTAGCTAAATCCAGTGAGACATAAACATCTTTACCATGTAGGTCAGGTAAATCTTCTGTTTTAACTCCACACTTCTTCCATTTATCCAAACTCATGTAACTATCTTCATCCCTAGCATCAAGCCAAATATTGAGTGATTTAATCATGAAGTTATCTAACTCTTCTCCACCCATTTCCTTAGCCTGTGTCGCAGCGATTTGTAGTTTTTCTAATGCTTCTTCGCTTGTTGTTACAAGTGGTGAACATTTAGCCCAATTGTCAGGATTCCAAATGTCATCTTCTTGATCCATTTTGCAAATAAAGATGAAATACTTTTCATTCTCATAAACATCATCTAAAACACCCATACAATACTCTTCTTCTTTCTTACATGGAGAGTTTTCAGGGTCTAGTCCTGCTGTTGTAATAATACTGATCAATGCTTGCTTCTGCATGATTGAACCATCTTCAATTAGCTTTAACATTTGATTGTCTTTGTGTGCGTGATACTCATCGACCACTCCGCAATGGGGATTGAACCCATCAATAGAATCCGTGTCTTTACTAAGTGCAATCATAGTTCCATCATTATGCTTACATAAGACTTCAGATTGGTAATCTTTAATCTTAAAAAACTTACCTAACTTCTTATCAGCTTTAAGAAACTTCACAACTTCCTTGTACAAAATACGAGCCTGTTGTTTCTTTGTTGCTGTGAAATACGTTTGTGCAAAAGGGTAGTTATCAAATGCAGTCATATAGATTGATATAACAGCATTCAGAATACTTTTTCCATTCTTCCTTGACAATGTTGCATATGATTTACTAAAGCGTCTATATCCTGTTTCTTTATGAATCCATCCAAAGATACTACCTAAGATAAACTTTTGAAATGGAGCTAAAATAACTGGCTGACCATATTGCTCAGAGTCACCAAACTTTAACATCTCAGCAAATTCTATAATTCTATTCATTTTTTCTAAGTCAAAATAATACGGAAATTCATCAGTCTTAGCTCTTTCTAAATCGTTCATATGTCGCTTTGCTGCTAACCTTACATACTTACCTGCTACAATATCACCATTAATTACATCCAACGCATACTGAGTTACTGGATCAATATTTGAATTTACTATACTCATTGTCATCACCCTCTCCAACTTTAGGCGCGACTAATTTTAAACGAGAGCTAATTGTTAAGCCTAAGTCAGATGCACATTTCCGAATAACATCTGCATATTTGAGTTGTACTGTTACGTGTGGCGAAACTACTTCATTGACTTTACCTGATGTATTGGTGTGCTCAACTGTAGTCCCATGTTCAATGATGTGTGCTGTAGCTTCTTGATAACGTGAATAAGCATCACAATACATTGCTAAAGTAGTCATATCAATATTGGCAATAATTTCTAATTCGATTAAATCACCGACAATTCTTTTCCACTCTTTTTTAGCATTTTCATCTAAAAATTTAGGTGCTTTTAACTTGTCGGATGGTGCTTTCAATTTCTCTTCTGCTTCTTTTCGTGCTTCCTTTTCTTCGTTGCTAATATGAGCATCTTCCATAGTTGACGAGTGTTTTTTTGGTCTTCCTGCCATTATCACTTCCTCCTTTAATCTGTCGCCCAACTGTCAAAAAATCACAAATTTCATAATCGGGGAAAAACGTGCGTTTGGCTGGGCTGCCGACTATACGTTTTTTGAAAATAAATTTTTTGAGTACCCCCCACCCTATCTCACTACTCACTGAGTATATTCAGTTTGTAATCTTCTGGTGTCATAGTGAATCCGTATCGCTTCATCTTTTCTAATTTACTTACAGCATTTACCAATTTATCTAATGAGTTAACTAATTCTGTTGTTACTATAGTTCCATCTAAACAATTCCATTGAGTCTTTACTTCTATTGCAACTCCTGAAGTCTGTTGTCTTACTTCGAAACCTATAACTTTAAAGGTTACTTTAACATCATTAATATTAGTCATAATCAATCATTCCTTTCATACATGTTCATATGGTCATTGCATGTGTCGATGTGGTCATGGTCTATGCTATCTACTCATAGGCATATAGGGTACATAGGTATGGTATATATAAAGCAATAGACATAACATCATCAATGTATTAATCATCAATCATTAAACTTATTAATCAATGTTCTTCTTTCTTTATCGTTAGTCTTCTTATCGTTAGTCTTCTCATACTCGTGTATCATCTTAGCTATCTCATAGTCCTTACACATACTGTCTGCTGTATCAATACGTATGTACTTACTATCAATAGGTACTGACTTACCATTGAGTGTTAGGTCTATCTTAATACCTAACAGTTGTTCCTCATTACCATCTTCACCATATAGATACTCCTTAACCTTACCCATTGCTAACACCTACCGCATTAACTACTCCCATTAATAGCTCCCTTCTTATTCAGTACCGTACCATTGATTAACTAACCCTATATGTTTATCAGTACTGCCTACTCTTCTTGTGTCCGATAAGATATGCTCAATACATTTATCCCTACCGATATCTAATGTAATAACCTCAGCATTAAACATACGCCTTAGTTCATCCACATTTTTAGCAGTAGTTATAACCCATGCTCGTATACCTTTATCCATCTTAGACTGCAATACTCTACACGCTTCATTACGCATAGCTAATACTATATCCGTTAAGTGTTGTGGCTTATCATACATATCCAACATTGTTACTGCCATCCATAAGTAATCTATATCAATCACTAGATCGCCATGTTCCATATGTTCTTGTACGTATGTAGTCTTACCACTACCTGATGCACCATTAACAATAGTAACCTTGCTATCCTTCATTGGTTCTCTTACCTTCTTTAACTTCGTATACTTCTTACCATCTACACTAAAGTGAATCTTATGGTGATGGGCTTTACATACTGATTGTAAGTTGTCTATAGATAAACGTTGACCCCAATCATCTTTAACTTCTGTAAGGTGATGGACTATTTCAACAGGAGTAAGCCTACCTTCTTCAAGGCAGACTTCACATAAAGGATTCTTCCTCTTCTTCCTGTTGCGTAAATTAATCCATGACAAACTAGAGTAGAAAGCTTGCTCCTTCTTATCTACCCTTTCCTCTTTATACTGTCTGTGCTTATCCTTCCTACACTTGTCACAATATGAATCATAGGTTAGCTCTCTGCATTCCTCTGTGTTACATATCTTAGGACTCTTGCGAGGCACGATGTTGTTTAACCACCCTTCCTGTTCCATTTATTATTTAGCATATACTTCAATTTACATACTATAGACATAATAAAAAGTCACTCTAATTGAGTGACTTTACTTTATCCCCATATTGCTTTTTTAGCTGTCTCACTTACTACATCTACCAAAATATCTTTAAATCCTGTTGCTATTTCAGGAGTTGCCTTACTTACCAACCTTTTAAATCTAGAAGTAGCAACTACAGTTCGAGGATTATCTTTAACTAAATCGTCTAATGATTTCTTCAATAATTCTCTTTCTTCTTCAGTTAATTCTTCTAACTCTTCTGTAAGCTCTCTAGCTGCTTCAATCTTTGCTTCCGTCCATGGATATGCTTTACCACATTCATGACAATAGCTAGATACTGCTTCTGTGTAAAACCCAATTATTCCTGGTACATGATAATGCCCTCTAATTTTAGTATTGCAGTTAGAACATTCAACTATAGTTGATTCTCCACAATAACCACAATGCTTAGATCTAAATTCTATAGAACTTTCATATTGCATCGTAATAACATGACCATTTAGACATACCTGTGCTGTCTCATAATAGCTTTGCGACATTCTAATAACCACCTTTCGTCTACTTAATTCGACAAAAAGCAGAAAACCCCTGTTACTTTTTAACTATTCCATAACCAATTATGTACTTTATCTACACTTTACTTTTCTCAATTTTCATTATGAAATCTGCAAGTTGAATATCAATAAAGGTTCGATTTAGAGCAGGTATGTCCCAGAATTGTTGATGGTAATCTGGTATATATACACTCCCGTCATATTGCACTTTAATAACACGTCGGAAATTTTCACTTGAGCATTGCACGATGTAGCACTTTACGCCATTTTCCTCTATAACATTTAGCACTTTAAAATCAAATTTAATTTTCATTCTCTAATCACCAACTTTATGCCTATAATTTCGACAAAAAGTGTAATGATCCTTCTTGCTATATGACTATGAGAATATTTTTATTCCACGCACTTGAAAGCAATTTGATAAGCTTCATACTTGGTTAATGCTTGTAAACTCATTAAGTACTCAGCCAACATTATTCTTTGATTATGGGTTAAAGGTTCATCATCTTCTTCATTGATACGTAAGAACTCTTCGTCACTAATTTCTCCATCTAACATTTTTTGGTAAAGTTTATCTGTCATTATATAACCAACCTATTCTTAAATTAAATAAAACGAAGGACACTGTATTTACAATGTCCTTCGAAACGATTTAACACGTTGTTTGTTTGAGCAAATTTTCTAGTGGAGTTTCAAATGCTTTTTTTAAGTATGATTCTAATAGTTCACCACTAAAAGGTCGTTCATCTGTGTTTCTAATATATTTTAACTGTTTTTCGTCAAAACTAAAGGTATCTTGCTCACCATATCCATATGGTAGGGCTGATATTACAATCATTTTATTATGAAAATGAACACTTAACTTAGTGCCTCCAGCCCTTTTTAGCTGTATTGTATAAGAGCCATTCTCACCTTTAAATTCCAAATCTTTATGAAACACCTCTAAGGTTGGTTCTAATTCTTCCCTCAAGTTAATAAAGAAATCATCTATTATCTTTTTAGTTTGCTCTCTAGCTGTTTTTTTAGCTAGATCATCTTTAAATACTTTAGGCAAATCACTAATAAATTTATCTTTAAATCCCATTATGTATTCCACCTCCTCTCCATCTACTAAATTCGACAGAGAAGAGTATAGTACCTCTTTAAAACCTAAAAATATGTATTATTATGTTATTTCGTAATGCTATATGTTTATTTACTAAATTAAGTATGTGTTGACTATAGATTTACAATTATGTATATTTATGTAAAAAATCAAAACGAAACACTACTATATGTCTTATTTATAACAATATTGTATATCGTTAGCTCGTGAACTCCTAACTCTTTAGCCTTAATATTACAAAACTCGCTTCTTTTGCCTTTCCATAAAGAATACTCTTGCCTAATCCTTAAAACTGCATCTCCGCCTAACCTCTTCCCTTTTCCAATCAATTTTTTAACGCGCTCATTATACTGTTGGGAGCGATTGACAAACCTTAAATTTTCAGTGGAGTTATTTAACTTATCTCCATCGATGTGGTCTATCTCGATTTCATTTCCATACAACATTCGCCATTCTCGCTTAGTACACCCCATTTGAGCTGACATAATTAAATTATGTATAGAATAAGGCTTTCCATTTATCGTGGTATACAAATACCCAAATCGTTTATTCCCTTTACTGCCCTCTAGTAGGAAGCGATTACTCTTGAAAGAATAGACCCTTCCACTTTCTAAATGCGCCCCATAATTTTTGTCATAACCTAACTCTGGAATTGGTACTAACTCTAGTTCTTTTCCTTTGTACTCGATTTTCATTTTATACTCATCCTTTTTTAAATTTAGTAGCACATTTCTGTACTCTAATCGATTTATCATCCAGTTAATTTGTAATAAAAAGAGACTAGAGCAGTGATGCCCTAGTCTAACTACTACAATTTTGGGAAAGGATGAGTAACCCATTAGAAAACAGAAAAATATTTTATAAAGAGTTGCATTATGTATTTAAGTGCTTTATAATAAAGATAGGATTTAAATAATTACGGAAACGTATGCATTTTTTTCGGTAAAGAAGAATGGAGGTCCGTAGGTGTCTACTTTCGCACGAAACACTAAATTGCTTCTGATATGATTTCAACGGTCTGAACGCATGCATGCAAGACACTTTCCTACTCTCTCCTATAGACAATAATTGATTAACATAAAAAGCCCATAACCGCAAGGGTTACAGGCAATATTTTTTTAAATGTGTGTAATTTTCTTTCCATTTTTGACTATTTTTTAAATGCTTCTAAGAAAGTTTCTGTATGAGTCTCATATAACACTTTCAATAATCGTAATGGGTTTGCATATCCATTGTTTAGATCAAGTGCATATTCAATTGTAGCTACCATTGTCTCGATTTTAATACTCTTCTTTTGAACCTTGTACTTAGAATTATTAATTGCACCCATTTGACGTTCATCTTTTTCTCTTTCGTTAAGTCCACTATCTTCTGAGTTAACCGATTTAATGAAATCAGACATATCATTTACTTCTTCTAAGATAGCTGCCTTTTGATGTCTATCTGCATTTGAAGTTTTAACTTTAGCAAGTAGACTAGCAAACTCTACACCATCAATATCACTTGCTTTAGGAAGCTTTTCAAGTGCTAAGTACAGGTAATCCATTGGAGTATCATATTTTACAAATTTGTTAGGTTTCTTTTCCTTTTTATCCTCTTTCTTTTTATCCTTCTTCTTGCTAGTGTCTTTACTTCCATTAACTTTCCAGAATAAAGGCTTTTTACGCTTTTTGTCTTCCTTATCAAGCTTCAACTCTAACTTATTTTCCATTGCTTTAATTTCAGCTTCAAGGTTAAGTTTGTAAAGCTTTTTGGACATATCAATCGCAATTCCTGAGCACACAGTCAAAATATTAACGCCTTTTAGTAATTTAACCAATTCTTCTTGAGTCCCATAATTACGTTTTCTATCCCAATATTTACTCATGTACAATTGAGCAGTATTAACGGTTTTTCCAATAGTTTTCTGGCTGACACTCAACGTATTATCAATCTCTGCTCTTGAAGCATTAGTTTTATCTAATTCATAATGGTTAGGCTCACAATCAACTTCATTCACACATACTAGAAAGTCTTCATTTAATTGTTTAGCCATTTTCAAGATATGTTCCTCAAAATCTACGAAAATTAATGTATCACTATCGAAATCTGCACCTGATAATTTATTGAGTATGTTATGCTTCACTGAGTTTACACAGATGATATTTTTAGTTAGTTCAAAATATGTATCGATTGCTTTAACTTCCTTATTCAGTCCAACAAACACGTTTGATGGTGCTGTGTGAGGATTTCTAAACCCAACATATTCTTTATCAACTGGAAACAGTGTAGTGTAGATTTGATTGTCTTTTAATGATAATTCTTCAACATTGTTTACATCAAACTTACCGATAGAGTGGAAAAGGTATTCCATTGGATTTCCTAATAAAACTAGGTAATCACCATTTACTCGTACTTTCCCTTTTTGTACATGAGTCTTTTGTTTATTGATTTCTTCACGTCTGAATTTCTTAAACACTTCTGTACCAATAATATCTCTATTGACATTGTAGATGGCTGAAAGCATTTCATTACTGTTTAAGTTATTTGCTTTTTCATTAATATGCTCAATAAATGCATCACTATCTTCTTTTAGATTGATAATATAATCCACTTCATCTTGGGCAAGCTTAACAACATCAGTATTACTTAAATCCATACTGTTCAACATTTGATAAGACGTTTGGTGGATGATTTCTCCATCTTCGTTATACCCGAATTTTGAACCTTTTTCACCTTTGCAAATACCAAATGTAGCTTCTGTTTCTTCATTGATTAGTTCCTTCCAGTAAGCGTACATATCAGCCTTAGTTCCTTTAGTGTAACTGAATTTTAGTGCTTTCAGCGAAGAAGGAGTAAAGATGAACTTAGTTTGTGATGCAAGCACCTTATTTCCAAACATGTCTTCTAATTCCCACTCATTATAGTTTACTGGAATAGATGAATCATAGCTCTTATTCTCAGGATTAGTCATAGCTCTATGTTGATCAGTGAAAAACTTTTGTAAATTAGTTGCAAATGCTGCACTCTTAAACATATGTTGACGTAGTAGTAACATTGACTTACCTTTAGGGAAGAACTCTACATCAAGTAATGATTCTCCATCGAATAAGCTATTTTCTACTGTAATAGTTTGCTCAAAGCTATCTAATAATTTAGTTGTTTTATTTTCACGTACAACAGCACACTTTTCAGGGAATACAGACTCTACGTCATCTAAAATTAACATATTGTCAGGATTGATTTTCACTAATCCTTCTAGACTTGATGTTACAAGTGATTCATATGCTAAAAGTGAAGCTAAGTCATGCTTTCTAGTTAATTCAAATTTTAATCCCATACGTGACCATTTTTGCATTTTAGTTATTAATTTCTTATTGATAAACAAACATTGACCTGTACGAGATTTCGAAGCACTACGTTTATACACTACATAATGAATCGGTTTTGATTTCTTAGTTTTCTTATTGTACTTATTGATAGTGAACCCTTCTTTATACAATTTGAATCGAAGGTCATCACTCTTAACTTCTTTCCATTCTTCATTATCCTTATTAGATTCGATATGTACTTTACGTTCATTCATTTCAGTTAATTTATCATTTAACTTCTCTAATTTCTTCTCATCAGTTTCATTATTAATTGCTTCATTTACATTATCGATATTTTCATTAATATTATTTAATAGTTCGTCTGCATTGCGAACCTTCTTGTTAAACTTAACATTAATCACATCATCACTAGTCCATTTAGCTTCTTTAGACTTCTTAACTTTCACTCCTTCTTGTTCAAGTCGAATACTCTCTAAGCTATATGGTAACATTCCTAAATATTCATTCGTGATTTCCTGATCTCTATTCATATGAGAGAATAAATCTGCTGCTTCAATTGATTTGATATAAACTGCATTACCTTTTTCCATTTTCGTTACATTTGCTAAGTTTGTCATAATTAATTACCGTCCTTTGATTTTATAGTTTGAGTTTTTTAATTTATTTTGTTCTATGTATTAACCGAAAATTTCTTCTGCTTTTTCTTGTGGTGACATTTCATAATCTAATAGATCTCTGATATCTCGTTCATCTTTCTTCTTTTTAGGTTTAATATCTTTATCAGTGATTAATAAATCATTCATATCATCGATTATGTTGTACTCTTCTTCTTTTTTCTTATTGTGATTATCTTCTATCTTTTCCCACATCATTTTTTGGAATTTAGACTTTTCTGTTTTCTTGAATTGTGCAGGAGGATTTAGTTCTAATTGATTCTGTCTTTCTGTCATGCGTTGAATGTGTCTCTCTAATTCCTTATCTGCCATTTCTTTAGCGTGTATTCTTTCCTGTGCATCTTTCAGATTATTTTCTACAAGAGACTTACCATTTTTACTTTTAGATAAAGCCTCCATACGTCTCTCAGCAACTTTTTTTAACTTTTCATCTTTAGTAGTTAGATAAACAATAAAGTCGCCCACATCTAAGCGACTACCTTTAACATGCCATGTGTGACTACGTTGTTCTTCATTTTCATTAACTACTTCAACTACATTTTCTAATTCCTTTTCAACCTTAACCTGTTCGGTTTGTTCCTTTTTAATAGTAGGAACTGTTTTCTCTTTCTGGCTGAAAGGAGTAATTTTATAATTATTTCGTTCTTGCTTTCGTTGTTCGATGTTCTTACCAATATTCTTATAGATGATCCCTTTTTCGACCAAAGAATCGATTATGTTAATTGCTTGACGTTCTTTCTTATCCAATATGTTAGCCCATTCACCAAATGAAGCATGAAAGCCATTAGACCATCTAGAAACAACGTAAAATATGTATAATTCTTGTCTTGATTCAAATTGTAGAAACTTAGAATATGTAATTGCATTTGAGAAATTCTGATAACCTTGATCAGCTTCTTCTAATTTCTTATCATCAGATACACCATCATTACGTAAAACTTCATTATTAATAGTAAGCTCCAACATGACACTATTATTAATTTCATTTAATTTATTATGTAAAACAAATATCTGTTTGCTAATTAATGAGGATATACTCTCTTTAATCTTCTTCTTATTCTTAGCATCTTCTGAAAACCATTTATATTGATTAGGCATCATTTGATTAACAATATCTACATTCGTTCTGATAGAGTCGTCCTTCATTTGCATTGTGAATAGTAGACAGTATAAGAAAAATTCATCTGCATCTAACTTATAATTACTCTCTACATTCCCAAATGGATTATAGGCTCTAATGAATGCTGGCTTACCTTCTGATACAACTTTATTAAAATTTGAGATTAACATTTAAATACCTCCGAGTTTATAACTGAGTTTTTAATCTTTTGAACTTAATAATTTAAGAAAACTTACCATCATGAAATTAAACGATTTTCTTAATTTCATAAATTTATCTGTATAGTATGTATTATTTGTAATTATGTTTTATCTGTATTCTATGCAATATCGTGCGTAAATTTCGGTTCAATATTGCATATGGTACTGTAATATCGTGCGTAAATCTCCGCAAGATTTTGCATATGGGTATGTAATTTTGTGCGTAAATCTCTGCATTACTTTTTATACTACTTGTCGTTCACGTTGTCTTATTGCTTTATAATCATCGATTACTTTTTTTAATTCTGGTGTGATTATGTACTGACTATAGGTACGTCCATCGTTAGGGTTAATTGCGACTGTTACAAATTTAATTCCATTCTTTCCAATGTGGTCACTTAACCGTTTGTTGTAGCAGTAGAAAAATTCAATATTGTTCATGGGTTAATCATTCCTTTTTTATAATTTGTTTATTTAGTTGTCAAAGATCATTAGGGATTTACCCTAGCATCACCTCCTTTACATTTCAGATTAATATTACTGTGTAAAATCTCAGTTTTATTGAGATTATCTACATGCTTTATTTTCTAGATAAAATCAACCTTTTACGCAGACTTATGTTTTACACTATCTGATAACAAAGACTCGTAATTATCTAGAGTTTCAATGTAATTATCATTAGCTCCAAGATTCTCATAAATGCCAGCCATCTCGTTAAATGTGTCTGTATATTCCCATAAGTTTGGTTTCATCGTTATTTCCCCCTGTTTAAGTTTTGAGTAGTAAACTACCTAGAATAGTAGTTAGTTGTTTTTTCTTAATAAATTAATTACAAAATTAGACTCAAACAGGATATTAGTTAAGTTTGTTGTTGACTTATAGCCAACACATGATTTATAATTACGTTAACAAATAAAACTAATACGTCTGAATAGGGTTTATCCCTGTTTGAGCACACATAAATAGGTAACACAAAAAGCAGCAATGTGGTGTTGTTGCAAAACTTAATAATTGATTTGGTAGTAAAATTGATTCGAGGGATTAGTAAAAGTTTGGTAGACAATTACTAGTCGTCACTCAAAAAGTTTGGTAGACAGACTGAGTGAGTTTATACCTCTTATCGATTTTACTACTTTGCGTTGGTAATTTCAAGAGTTTTTTGAAAATTTTCAAATATTTTTTCGATTTTTGTAGAATAAGAGTCTTCTTCGTAAACTTCTTCAATGTCAGATACTTCAATTTCCCAATCCCCTACAGAAAGATTCATTTTCTCTTCTAAGCTGTTTTTAACTTCTATGGTACTAAATGATAGACTCATATCCGAGAAATGAATTTGACTTAACAGAAAAGCTTGCTCGTAAGTATTAGCTCTGATATCCTTCATAAGCGTTAACTTCATTGATCCACAAGCGATAAATTCTCCGTCTTCTTCAAACAACTCTTCCACTTCAACATCATTATGATCACAATATTTAAATTCAATCATTCCCTCATTTGATAAAACGTTCATTTCTTGATTAAAGTGTAGATTATAATCATTAATGTCTGATAAAGCATTTTGATATGCGTCACTTTGATTGATTCCATTTACCTTTGTAACAACATCCATTTTTATCTCTACGATTACATTAAATAATTTAGCGTTTGTCATTTTTTATTATCCCCTTTTCACATTTCGTATTTTTAAATTTCAAAGTCCAAAATCTTTATAAAAATAAGCATAGATAGGCACTGTGAGTATGTATGGGTATGTGTATACAGTGCCTTCTTGCCTTCAATTAACCACCTGCGATGGGTCTTGCTTCTTGATGATTTTGCATTTTTTCGTTAACTACAACTCCTGTTCCAAGTAAACCTAAGATTAACGCTACTGCTAAAATTCCTTTGACTGTCTTTTTCATTATTCTCACCTCCTTTAAAGACAGCCATCTTATTAAGCGAATATATTCATTAAATTATCTAAGATCATAGTGTTCACGTTCATATCTTCTAATGTTTTCTTAACGTGATTTGCATTAAACATATCTTTTTCCTGAACGAATTTAGTGAATGCTTGCATTAACATCTGTTCATCCTGCTTTATTTCGCCTACAAACATCATCTCAAGTCCTGTAGATGGTTTAGCATTGATTTCTTGTTTTTCATTCTTAGACTTCAACTTGAACATAGCTAAAGCAATTGGGTTCTTATAGTCAAACTCTTTACCATGATAAGCACTAGCAAACTCTAATTCTTTTACAATCTCATCAACGTTATGGGGATTGAATTTGTCATATACCTTGATCGCCTTCTCGTATTGAAGTTTACATTTGTCATAGTTTTCATAGAAGTAGCTTGCTCCGAGTACATAGTGTGAAAATGCTGAGAAGCTTTTACCAATTTTACTTTTGATTGTGAATAAAGCACATTTTCTTGCCTGCTCTACATCGTTGTGTAAGATTAATGCCATTAAGCTCATTGTCTCTGCGATTCTTGCTGAGAATGAACATTTAAAGAATTTACTTTCCATTGAATCAATAAGTGGCTGAATGTCTTTTGCTAAGTCATAAAGTAAGTTGTACTTTCCACTATAGTTGTAGAAATACACTTCCATGATTTTTGTTAAGATGTGGCATTCATCTGATGTAGCTTTGATTATTCTCACTTGTTGACTTAACTCTTCTACTGAAAAGTTTTCTCCTTTCACTTGCCACTTCAACATTAGTCTGTAGATGTTTAGATACTCTTTCAACTCATGATTGTTTGTGTCACTGTGTTTCTTTAATAAGAAGTCTAATGTTTTTAATAATCGATTAGTTGAGCAGTATTCCATTGCAATTAGAATGTTTAATGGCTTTTTTGCTTCCTTAATGAAATGGATCATCATCTTTTTTTCCATTTCAGGTTTCAAGTACCTCACCAATTCCAAAACAGTGTCTAGGGAGGTTTCAGATGTAGCATTGATAAATTTACTGATTGTCGGTGAAGTCGTGTTACAAGACTCTGCAACTTCATGTTGTGTATAGCGTTTAAGTTCTTTTTTAAGAATTTCTCTCATTTTCCTTCCCTCCCATTATCTGCTTGTTTTGGCTTAACCTTATAATAAATCAATATCTTATTAACGTCAATACGATATTGAGTATTTTAGAAAAAAAAGTTAAAATCATTTTATGATTCAAGTTTAAGGAGAAGAAATAATGAAGATAGAAGCTAGGATACGTATTAAAGAAGCATTAGAAAAACGAGATATGTTACAAAAAGACTTAGTAGAACTAACTGGTATGCGTCCAAATGCAATTAGTTCTTTGTCCAGAGGAAATAATGAGCGTGTAAGTTTAGATCATTTAAGTAAAATTGCTACAGCTTTAGACATTGAAGATATGAATGAATTAATTGAGTTAGTGAAAGTTGAAGATTAATAATCATAAAAAATAACCATTCCATCTTAGGAATGGTTATTTTAATTTATACATGTAACGGTTGATCAAACTCTCTTTGAATTACCCTTTTCACTCGTTCATAAGCCTTCACTTCTCCTTGATAAAAGCATGCACTATTCCAGTCTTCTCTTTTCTCCGCGTCTTTTCTCCACGCATCAGATTGTTCTATTAACTTATCAATGTAATCAATAAACTTTTTCCTCTCCATTCTCCCACCTACTTTTATCATAATTGGAAATATTTATATGAACGTTTGATAATTAATATTTCTAGGACACGGTGAGAATACCTGTAGGAATTTGTTATATTATCCGAATACTTTTAGGAATAAAAGAAATAACCCCCAGTAATGGAGGTCATTTTTTAATTTATTAACTTTTTATACTCACCTATTGTATTATTACTGATCGCAGCCAATTCCATCGCCATCACGGTCAAACTTCGCTTGGAATCCTGGTTCACCTTGTCTAATTGGTGCCCTTCCTGCTGCTCTAACATCTGTGCAGTTTTGGAATGTTGCCGTCTGAGTTTGTTGCTGTTGTTGAGCCTGTGCTTCTGCTTGTGCTTTCTCTTCAGCTTCTCTTTGTGCTTGTTCTGCCTCAGCCTGTTGTTTAGCTTGTAAAATTTCTTGTTCTTTTTGTTTCTGTTCAGCTACACGTTTTTCCTCAGCAATACGATTTGCTTCTTCTTGCTTACGTTTCTCTTCTGCTGCTTTAGCTTGCGCTTCCTCATTGGCTTTTTGTTCTTCTAATTTCTTAGCTTCCTCTTGTTTCTTTTGCTCTGCTTTCTTTTGTTCATCAGCTTTCTTCTGAACCTCTTCTTTCTTAGCTGTTTCTTTAGCTTTTTCCTTGTCAGCTTCTTTATTATTAAAAGCAATTGCTTTCTTTTCTAAATTAGGACTCATTTCTACTTTTATAACTTTCTTATTATCATCACTAAACGTTACCCGTGTCCATTCTCCAGACTTATCTACATCAGCAAATGTATACACATGAGCTTTCATTTTAGTAGCGAGATAACCTTTCATGACACTAGTTTTAATAAAATCGTACCTGTTAATATTGTCATCAACATCTTTTCCCTTCATCTTAAGCACTATAGCAGAGGCTTCAACAAATGAAAATGTAGGCTTTATAACTTCTGTGCTTACTGTCTTAGCTGCTTTCTTTTCAATTCTTGCTTCACGTTCCTTTTGCATTTGAGCTTCTTTCTTCTCCTGTGCTGCTTCTTCTCTATTAGTATCAAATACAGCTAAAGAAACAAAAATGACGAAACTTAGTAACGATAAAAGAAAATATTTCTTACTTTTCTTCTTTCTTATTAATGAAACAATTCCCCAAACTAATAATGCTACACATGCAAAAACTGATAACATTCCTATAGCAGCTATAATAAAATCCATTTTTCATTTCTCCTCTACTAGATAAATTGTTTTATATATTACTGTAAGCCAAACTGAGATTTTTGAATCACTTTAGCTGGACTACCTTGGAACATTACAAGTGCATTAGCTCCTAGAGAACCTTCACCTTGAAATGAATACATAACAGTGTAGTATGGATCACCTTTAGCACCAGTTTCAGAATTTAATTCTCCTGAACCTCCCACAATTTGTGTTACTTCTTCTACGCTCATTCCATTCTGAATCTTATCGAATTCACCCTTACTCATTTCTGCTGAGTTGGAACTCGATTCCTCTTCTTGAGCCTGTTGCTCTTCTTCAATTTTTGCACTTTCTTCTTCAGCTTTCTTATTTGCTGCATCTATTTTAGCTTGAGCTTCTTGTTTAATTCGTTCCGCTTCTTCTTCCCTTGCTTTCTTGTCTGCCTCAGCTTTTGCAGCTAATTCTTTTTCAAGAGCCTCTTGTTTAGCCTGAGCTTCAGCTTCTTGAGCTTTCAATTTAGCTTCTAATTCCTTAACTTTGGCATCTGTTTCTTCTTTAGTTGCCACATCTTCTTTGTTAGATTCTGTAGTGGCTTTTTCAGTTTCCTTTGAATCTTCTTTTTTAGTATCATCTGCTTTAGTTTCTTCAGGTTGAGCTTCAGCTGTTGCTTGTGTAGCGTTTTCTTTTTTCTCTTCTTGAGGCTTCGATTCTTCTTGCTTAACATCTTCCTTACTGGTAGAATTTTCTGTAGTGTCAGAACACGCAGCTAACATTCCACATACTGTCATAGCAATTATCATCTTTTTCATATCTTATTTCCCCCTTTTTTAATTAACTTTAATTTAAAAAATTAACTTATACAGATTCTCTATATAACTCTTTCTTTTTTAGCTGTAATATCACATTCTCTTTATATGGGATATCTACAGGGATGCAATATTTAACGGTTCTTTTTTCTTTATCCGCCTTTATCATCTCAGCTATGTTTGGCGCTTTTTGAAACTTTTTATCTCGAACAGCTTTAAAATGATTTCTAAAATCTTCTTCAGTACAATCATTCACCTTGATAAAATGCTGAATTAACTCATCAAACTGTTCTTTAGTTGTTCTACTAAATGTAAAACCCAAATGGTGAAAAGCATGACACCTTTTACAGATCAAATCTATGCCTTCAAGTGTACAAATTAAATTATCTTCATCATAACGTTCAATTTCATGCATCTCTAGATATCTTAAATTCGCTTCATCTGGTTCATATCCACATATTCTACACTTACGTTCTCTCTCTTCCAAAATTTGCTTTCTAATTTTATTCCACAAACTTTGAGAAATATTTCGCTTTACACTGTGTCCTCTAAATGGGGCTGGCTTCCAATCTACTTTTAATTTAAAACTACTAAAGTCCTGTCTCATAGTCTGCTCCTTCAGCTATAATTATGTAACATATTTAAATTTTACTATATTTTTAGTAATTTTTTCAATTTAATTATTATTAATTCCTCTTAAAGGAGATTTAAACTCCAATCCCTAAATTGAGTGTCGAGTTTCTTCTGAATGATACCGTAATAATAGCTAAAGATTGATTTCTTAATGGTATAACCTAATTTTATATTGACAATCATTTGCTTAAACGAGCTAATAGCTATTTCAACCTTATCTAAACTTGGATCAAAATCTACGTATTGTCCCTTAAATTCATTATAGTGTTGTGTAGAATGCTTTACACACTTCCACAACTCAAGTACTTGCATAGGACTGTAATAACATTTAGCTAATTCCTGAAATCTAATTGGAACATTAGGAATAACATTGTCTTTATACGTATCTATTAATATATTGTTAGTTTTAACTTGGCTAGTTTCTTGATTTGGTACGTCAATTGTCTCTGGTACTTCATTTACGGAAGATTGAGATTCAACCTGTTTAATTGATTGATAACGATTAAATACATAAACATTATGACGTTGATTGGAGCCACAGAACGTATTATGAACTGTTAAAATACCGTACTGTTTTGCTTTACGTAACATTCTTTCAAAAGTTGATCGAGATATTCCAATTTCCTTGTTATGTGTAGCAGATACTAATGTTTGAATTTTAGCATTTGAGATACCAGCATATTTACATGAATATCTAATAAGACGCTTTAAACCAATCAACTCACTTTTTGTAAATTGATTTTTAAAATCTACCATCCATTGCTCGATATGACTATTGAATTCGTCTTTATCTATAAATTTCGATAAGTGTATAAATTTCTCAATATTACCTGATTTCATTATAAATACCCCCATATGGTATAATCGGAGGCATAACCAATAGCTTAAAAATTCTTGATTTTTTCAAGCTATTATTTTACACTGAATTTAGTGGAGTCAGTGTATATTTGATTATGCACAAGGGAGAGAGTATGGTTGCAGCCAAGCTCTCTCTTTTTTATTTTCACTTTGACTATTTCTGTTTACGCTTAACAATTTTCTCTGTATTTTCTTCTAATCTTTTTATAGGAGCAAATTGATTATGTTGTTCGATTAATGTACTATCCAGTACATGCGCATACACTCGTGATGTAATTGATAAGTCAGCATGTCCAAGTAAAACTTGAAGTACTTTAATATTTCCAGACTGCTCTAAAAATAGCTGGGATGCTGAATGTCTTAGGAGATGGGGATGAAAATCAATATCTATCCCTTTTTCTTTTAAAACTCTGTTGATGTGTGTGCGAAAAGTATCTGGTTTAAGTGGTTTTCCATGATTAGTAACAAAAACTAGATCAGTATCAAACGCTTCTTTATTCTCCACAATTAGTGTTTGTAACATTTGACAAGTTTTCTTGCCGATAGGCACTATTCGAAAACACTTATTTTTAGTCTTTTGAAATGTAATAGCACGTCTCTCAAAATCAATGTCACTTTCTGTAAGATGTAAAACCTCTTGTATACGCCCCATAGAATCAAACAATGTGTACAAAAGTACATATGATCGATACTGACTGTAATAAGTTTGATCAAAAGCATTTAATATTCTTTTAATTTCTTTAATGGACAATGTCTTAATTTTTTTCTTCTGAAATTTAATATTCTTAATTTCTGCGAAGACATTAGTTTCTAAAAGCCCCTCTTTGAGCAATACATTAAAGGCAGCTCGTAATTTGATTAAGTATGTATTGGCGCTACTAGCTTGTACACCCTGATTTTTTATTTGTCTAATGTTACTGTTATCATGTAGTACTTTGTCATTTAACTGCCAACTAAAAAAGCTTCTAGCATCGTTTAAGTCAATTTCATTTAGCAATTTATCATTTCCAAAGAAGACTTTTAAATCATTAAAAACAATCCTATATAGCTGAATAGTTCCTTTAGATAACCCTTCCAACGTTTTAATTTGAGTAACAATTCTTAAGCCCTCATCTATTGTTAATTGATTTGAACTAGTTCTGGTTCTTCTTAATTTACGTTTATTTGCACACAA